AAACCATCTTACAATAACTAAAGGTCCATTTACATTCCAACAACCAATATGAGGTTGATGATTTTCTTCAGTAGCTACTGTAAGGTATTGATAAAAAGATCCCATTTGTTTAGGACAAGGATCTATAGTTAAGTAAATAAAACCAACATCAGTAGGAGTAGCCATTACTTGAGGAAGTTCTTCAGCTCCTAGTTTGCTTGTCATAACACTTACAAGTAAACCTATAAAACCTGCAACTAATCCCCAGATTAGTTTATTTAACATACCTTCAATACGATCTAGTCTATGATGAATAGTTGCATAACGTTCAGCACACAACTCTTCATGAGATCGTAAGTCTTGTTCTACTTCTTTTGGTGTTGTCATATTAATACTTTTTATTTAAATTGAAATATATAGTCTTCATATATATTATCACATAAACTATATCCCCAGTCTTGTAATAAATTAAAAACTACCGAATCATTTACAAGATAAGTTTTAATAGTATTAACTTCTTGTAAAGGTGTTGTAAGTTTAGAAGAACTTTCTGTTTTTAATTGTTCTAAAATAATTGTAGGTTTATACTTTTTAATTGTTTTTTCAGCACCTAACAATGCATAATATTCGTAACCTTCAATATCCATTTTAATAAAATCAGGTTGTAAATTAAAGTTATCTAACTTATTACATTTAATATTATTACCTGGTATAATATGAGAACTCATATTATTAATATGAAAACCTACTTGTTTTTCTTTATTACCTAATGCGTATGGATATAGTGTGTAGTTATCTGTTTTAACATTTTTAATATAACATTCTCTGTGTTCTAATACAGGTTCAAAAGCATGAACATGTTTAAAAAGTTTAACTAAATGTTTAGACCATAGTCCACAGTGACTTCCTATATCAATAGCTACATTAAAGTTTTTAATATACTTTAGAGCTAAGTCTAATCTATTCTTTTGATAATCCCAATCTAATTTATTAGCAAATCTTAATAGATATTCTTCAGAATCAGGAAGCCAAATATCTTTTATGTTTTTCATTTAAAGTAAGGTCCAACTAACCATGTTACACAACTATATCTTACACCTTTTGTAACAGGTTCGACACCATGAACCATGTAGCTAGGAAATACTAATAGAGTTCCTTTATTTTGTGGTGGGTAGTATTGTCTTCCATCTGCATTTAAAAAAAACTTTCCACCTTCATAATCATCATTAAGAAAAGCTAATACAGTTAGTTTTCTAGTTTCATCACTATGTATATGAAATGTATCTACGTGAGCAGAGTAATGTCCATCTGGTTTATAAATTAATAACTCTGTTTGGTTAGCATGAGTAATAGAATACTGCCACCAATAATTGTTAGCATTTAAACCAGTAGCAGTAAGTGTTGCACCAATACCTACATTCTGTGGAAGTAATACTCGTTCTGTATCACGAATATCTTTATTAATTCTACCTCTTGTTCCATTATTACCACCAATAATAGGAGGATCTTTTTTAATATTATCTTGTGAGTATGTTTTAATTAAGTTATCGCAGAAAGATTCTGTAAGATGCTTTTCAAATACAGCACAGTCTGTTAATACTTTTTTAGCGTTTTTAGATACACCTAAATGTTCACGACCATCGTACTTTTGATCTGCATGAGGACCATCTGCATCAACATAATGTAAGAATACTTGAGCCTGCCATTTACCTTCAGTATACTTTTCTCTCCAGTGTTCTACTTCCATACCACGATAGAGAACAGCATCACCTACTTGCATATCTACTTTATTACCTGCCATATAAATTGACCATACATCACCTTCAAATCCTAGCGTGATTGTTGCTGATATTTCACAAGCAGGTCTATCTTTATGTTTTTTTAAGTCTTCTCCAGGTTTGTATAATCTAGCATAAGAATAAGTAGGATATAATCTTTTACCACATACGTTTTCAAAATAAGGGAGTAAGTCTTCTAACAATTTATCAAAAGTAACAGTACCATGCACAGCTTCTGATAAAGGACACTGAGGATCTTTAGTTGTTTCACCTCGTTCTATATATTTGTTTAACTCTTGAGTAAGTTCTTTACAATTATCTTTATCTAAAAAACCTTTTAAATGGACATATCCATTTTTATCAAAATCGTTGGTCACGATTATCCTTTCTAATTAAATACTACTGATTTATAATTTGTACTTTAGTCCAAACTTCATTGTCCCAATCCCACTCATAAGCTTCAGTAAATTTTCCAGTATCTTCATCAACTGCTAATTGACCTGCTGTAGATTGGGAATATGCTTCAGGTAATTTTTTAAAAGAAGATGTAGTTGGATTAAACCAGTATTGATCCATAACAATATGATCTAAACAATCATGCCATTGTAGATTTGGATGAACTTCAAAAGTATTAGCAGTATCTACGACTTCTAATACTCTGTACCCAGAGTTATTTTGACCTCTAGGCTCTATTGTACTTACTAATGCTTTTTTAGCCATTTATATAACTCCTATTAATATTCAACAATTACTACACCAGGTGTTCCTGAAGAGCTTGATGCAGAACCATTTCCATAAGGATTAGGACCTGCCCAGGCAGAACCACCTCCACCTCCTCCATAGCCTCCTGCTGCAGGAGCAGGATTACCCTGCGCAGGAACGGCTGCCATTGCTCCACTAGCTCCCTTACCTAACAAAGAAGATCCACCTATACCTCCGAAATTACCATAACCATTAGCTGATCCCAATGTATTTCCTCCTTGCGATCCTGAAAAATTTATAGTACCTCCTGAGCCTGTACCACCACTACCACCATTTTGCGCACTGCCATTGGATCCTCCAGTAGCTGAACAATAAGCACCAAATGAAGAAGTTCCTGCTACGCCTCCTACAGTAACAGTAACGTTAGTACCAGAAGGAAAAGGAATAACTTCAATGGCAGCTCCACCGCCACCTCCGCCACCTCCATTAGGTCCATTAGGATCTTGAGTTCCATTACCACCACCACCAACTACAGTAACTTTAACTTTTTCTACTGTACCTGGATTAGTCCATGTACCTGATGAAGTAAATACTTCCATGTTAGAAAAACCACCACCTGCAGCAAGAGTCAACCATGACATTGTTCCATCACCATCAGACTGTAACACTTGTCCTAAAGTACCAGCAGCTCCTGCTACTTTAGGAGCAGTAACTGCTGAATCTGCAATATGTTCTGCATCAATAGAACCTGCTGCATAATGTTCACTATCTATAGCATCATCTGCAATTTTAGTACCATCAACTGCATCAGCAGCTAATTTAGCTGTAGTCACTGCTAAGTCATCAATATCTGCTGTAGCTACTGTATTCTTAGATGCTAGTGTTCCGTCTGCAGAATTGACGTATGCTTTAATTTGTGATCCAGTAACTTTCTTACTGGTACCTGCTTCGTTTATCTCAAACTCATTAGCATCGGCTGCGACCGAGGCTGCTGTTAAGTCTGATATTTTTATATTTGCCATAGTTTAGTAACTCCTCTTCCAAGCTCCGTTAGTGTGTTTATAAATTTTTAAATTTCCAGTCCAAGCTCCATTCCATTTAACATATGGAAGGAATGTTTTCCAAGTTCCTGCATCTTTATAATAAGGTTGAGAACTAAAGAATGTTTTACTTGGGTTTCCTACTATAGTAGCTGCTATAATATTACCTTCAGCCTGTATACCTGTTCTTACATCAGTACCATTCTCAAGAACACGAGTGTCTCCTGATTCTGTAATACGAGTAACATCAGTCGTACCTCCTTCAACAACTCCAAATTTGGTTCTTAAACCAATACTTGCTAGAGTTCCTGCTGATGATAATGGTGAAACACCATATCGTATTCTTATACCATCAGATGTTGTAGTACCAGTAGCATTTAAAGTAGAACTTGCTAACTGTGTAACTATCGATAAAGTTACAACACTACTTGTAGCTGTAACTGATACACTTCCGTATAAAACACCTACTCCTGCATTCAGCATAGAGCCTTGTGTACTTAAACTTGCATCTGCATGTGTGGTTAAAGAACCTACACTTGCTACACTGCCTGAAGCTGATAGGGAGACTTGTCCCTCATTAAACCCTTCAGTAGAACGAGAAAGCCCATCTTCAGTGATCCGAAAATCACTGACCTCCGTTATTCGATAGCCTTCTGCCATTTAAGTTCCCTTACGCTATTGTAAGGTCAATGTTGCCAGTGTTAAACTGTAATGTATCTCCATCAGCAATCGTTTTAGATGCTGTCATAGAACCATGCCATAATAAGTTACCTGATGTAGAAGCATCATAGATACCTATGTGAGAAATTGTGCCCCAGTCGCCTCCACTTGCAGTGAAAGTTACGTTAGCATTGTTAGATGTTGTACCACCTGTACCTGATGCTGCATCTACTGTTAATGTTTGACGTGAGTAACCATTACCTGAAATTTCATTTGCACCTGAGTTGTCATCTGCAGGTGAACCTGTATGTAATGATACATACCATGCTGTTGGTCTTGTAGCAGAACCAGTGGTCATTAACCAGTTGAGCACCAGATTCTCTGCGTAGTCTGATAAAGCTGACATTGTTTACTTCTCCTCTTAATTAAGTTATTTTAAACCAAATATCACCATCACTACCACCTGAAGGTGAAGCTGTGCTAACAGTAACACTCTGGGTGATACTGGTATAATTGTTATAGACTGTTTGCATTGAAGTTAAATAGTCTATACCATTAACTGTTAAACTTGTTACTGACAATCCACCTGCGTTAAGAATGTCATTACTGTTCATATCCAAATCATTTTCCATTTGGTTAGGTTCACCAGATGGATTGTTTCGATATAATACTTTATTATTAAATTCGTCTTCTATAGCATTAAACGAAACATTTAATGCTGAAGCACTTGCATAACCTGCTGTAATGTCACTAAGAGTTACTTTAGCCACTATTTGTCTCCTACAACTTTAAGACCTATACGTTCTAGATCTGATTCAAATTCTTTTTTAAGTTTAGTATTGGCTTTAAGTTCTCTATCAATTTCTTCTTTAGAAGGTCTACCCCTCTTCTGAATATATCCTTTCTCTACGAGATACTTAGAAGCTTGTACTCCCTTCGCATCATTGTCTCTTGATGCATGTATCAAAGCTTTAAGTCCCTGTGCTTTAAGACGAATATCTAATTCATCTCTCCAGGCTTGTAT